GCTTGATTCCATCGCCGGTCGAGTAGATCGCCATGTTGCCGACCAACTCGCGCACAAACCCCGAGTTCTTTTGCAGGTAACGCGACCGGCGGACCATCTCCGAGCGGATGCCGGAGGTCAGATCGAGTTTCGTGTCGCGCGGTGCCGAGCCGGGGACCCATCCGCGCCTCGGCGACGGGTTCGCCGATTCGTAAGGGCTGAACCATGCGCGAGGAAGCAAGCGACTGGCGATGGAGAAAAGGCGGTTCATTTTGGCAGGTAGCCGACGACCCTGGAAACGGATGTGCTCCGGCGCGGGCCGTAGGTCGCCGGATCGAGCACTCGGAGCGCGTGAGCGCATTCTTCGAAAACATCCTGCACGGGCATCGGGAATTGCTTGGTTGCGGACGAGCCGCTGTCGCCCCAGGACATGAGAGTCTTTCCCTCCATGAGCATCTGCTTCGCCTTTGCCTGGATGGCAAGCACCTCTGCGACCGTGAAGCCGGTGATGAAAAGTCCGCGAGCCATGACACCGCAGGCCGGGTGTCAAGCGACGGAGGTTGCCGCGAACACCCTGAGTGCCTCATTGCGGTTCAGCCACCCCTTGAGGAACTTGGCTTTTCGGCCCTTGGCGATGTTGCGGTAGAAAGTGGAGCGCCGGGAGATCAGTTTTGCGGCAAGTTTCGTGGCGTCCGCCTCCCCTGCCGCCTTGAGCGTGACCGGGCCGATGAAGCCGTCGGCGACGACCCCTGCCGCTTCCTGAAGCCATTGCACCGCCCTCGCCTTCCCGTTGTTGACCGCGATGTCGAAAACGACCTCTCCGACCGGGACCGGAAGCTCATGCACCTGGACGGGGAGCCAATAATCCCGGTGGTAAATTGCCGCCGCGAGTTCCTTGGTCAGCGCCCGGATGTTCACGTTCGGGTGGGACCGCTGGTCGATTCCGAACTTGGTCAGCCCGCCGGGGTCGTCCCTGTCATTCTCCGCGACGGCATTCCCCTTGCGGTCAAAGACGGTTTCCCACTTCAGAACGAAATCCAGCGCGCGCCTGAACCGGGGATTCTCGATGGAGGCTTCCGGCTTCATTTCTGCGGGGTGACAGGCTCGGCGCGCCGGGACTCGATTTCATTGACTCGCCCGTGCAACTCGCCCCGGAGGTTTTCAATTTCTTGCAACGAGGCGGGAGACGCCTGAAGGAAGCGCAGGACAAACCGCAGCATCGCCCAGAGGGCGAGAAGCGCGGCGGTGACTTTGCCGCTCACATTCTCCGGAAGCAGGTTGGCGAGTTCGGCCAGCGCGTTGATCGCGGCCCCGGCAATCAGAAGGATTTCGACTTTGGAGAATTTCACCGGGCACCGCCTTTCAGCCGGAGGCCGATCAGGACGATCTCGACGATGGCGCGGATGATCTGGGTGCCGATTTCCTTGCGGTCCTGCGGGATCAGGTTGCCGACGCGTTCAAGAACGTATTCGAGTTTCTGGGTGCCGGTCATCGAGCCGTCCTTGAACTTGGCCAGTTCGAACCCGGAGACGAGTTGCTCGATGGCGGCCCAGATTTGGCGCAGGGTTGCCATGTCCAGCTTGGCGAGTTTGGCGAATGCGAATTGGAGGATTGTCTTCATTGTCCTCCTGCCGCCTTGTCAATTGCCCGCTCAGAAGTCGGTCCCTCCGGTGATCTCGATTTTTGGATTTTTCGGAACTCCTGACAGCTTGATCCTGAGCGATCTGAGCAATCTCAACCAAAATGGTCGGGGATCTTCCGGGGGCGCTGGGGCGTCGTCCAAATGCTTGACCGCCTCATCGATCTGCTCTTGCTGGGTCACGCCTCCGCCGGGGCGTCAACCGGCTCTGGTGCTGACTCCCGCCCCACAATCTTGAGCATCGTCGCGGCAGCGGCCTGCATGGCCTCGCAGTCAAAGTAGTGGTTCGGGCGACTGCCGATCTGCTTCCAATACCAGACGCCCTTTTCTTTCACCCGCTGTTCGCTCTCCATCTGCGCGAGGTAATCGTCGTCAATGTCGTCGGGCACTTCCCACGTCGCGCCGCGCTCCGGGTCTTGGTTTCGCCGGAGCCGGGCCAGCGTGTCCTTGATGTTCAGATTGCTCCAATAATGAACGAAGCAATGGCGGTTATGCGCGATCACGACCTTCCGCCGGGGCGAGTAGAATCGCTGGATCGAGCGGCCTTCGCGGATGCGGTGGACAAACGTCGCGCGCCGGTCGCCGATCAGTGCGATCCAGCCGCGGGCGGAGCACTCCCGGTAAACGTCGTAAGTCGCGTGCCCAGCATCGAGGAACACGAGGCTCGGGTGGATGGAGAACCTCTCCTGCAAGGCGTCGATGTCATGCCAAGAGAGGATCCGCTCGTTCCAGACCAGCCGCGACGATCCGTTTGCGCTCCAAGCCCGGATGACGGCAAAGAAGTGATCCATCTGCACGTCCACCGTCAGGATCACGAGCTGGGTGGCGACTTCGCCCGGCTCGTAGGGGGCCGCGACAATCCGCCCGCGCGAGTCCACCCCGGCAGTATCTTCCCATGACTCGCCCTTGTGGTAACCGGAGCGAACGATCTCCAGTTTGTAATCCTCGACGTATTCGCGCCACGGCAGGCCGAGTCGCTTCTGGTAGAACTGCTGCAGGAGCGATGCATCGCCCTTGCGGGCGGCATGCTTGGCACGGAGGTAGAGTTCAGCGAGCTTGCCCCAGCTCATGGCGCAGAGCGCGTTCCAGTGGAACCCGACCGATTCCTTGGCCGCTTTGGGATTCATCGGGACGAACTTCCCGGTGGCGTTGAGTTCCCGCCGGGTCCGGTCAGAATCCTCGAAGTAGTGGTTGCACGATTCGCAGCGCAACGCGGCGGTTCGGTTTACCTCCGCAAAATCCCACTCTCCCGTTTCGTCCCGGGCGGACTTTGACCACTCGACGCATTCCCACTTGAACGGCTGGCGGTGGCCGCACTTTGGGCAGGCAAAAGTCCACTCACGTTGATCGGTGGTGAGAAATTTGCGGTGGGTGTCGTCGTCTTCCTCGCCGCCCTGACTCATGAACACACACTTGCCCAGCCATCCGAATGCCGTGACGCGGGCCTCTGCCTCGGCCATGTGCCCCTGCGGCCAGCGCCATGTTTCGTCTCCGATGAGCCAGCGAATCGAGCGGCGCTGGAGGTTGGTTTTATTGTGCGCCCCGAGAATCCAGAGCGTCATGCCGTTGGCGAAATGGATCGTGTGGTTTCGCCGCTTGTGGCGGTTCACTCCGGTCGGCAGAAGCCGTCGCACCGGCTCGCATTCCTCGAAAAGCTTTTGCAACCGCGATTCCGATTGGTCTTTGGCATCCTCGTCGGTCTGATCGAGCCACAATGCCGGTCCAGGCAGATTGGCGATGATGTAGGATATGCTGATCTCCGGCGCCATTGTTTTGGACGACTGGACGGATGCGATGATCGAGACGAGGCGGATTTTCGGGTCGATGATTGCCTCCATCACCTCCTGGATCTGCGGGGAGTTCGCGATCCGGAACCGGCCCGGTGTTGGCGAATACGAAATGGATGAGATGTGATCCTCCGCCCATTGCCAAACGGGACGCCGGTCGGGCGGTTGCCAGGCATCACGCCAGATGTCGCACAGAACCTTCATGAGCCGTGCAATGCCCTCAGCACCTCGTCGATTGCCTTTCTGCATTCCGCCTGGATGCCCGTGGCGTCGAGCCCGGAGAGGACCGGCGGCAACTCGTTCTCGAATTTCGCCCGCAGGATGGCCGTTGCCTGGGCAACCAGCCCGATCCACTCGGAACGGACATCCTCGACCCGGATGTAATCGCCTTTCTTGATAGCTACCTTGATTTCCCGCTCCTCGACTTCTGCGAGAAGCTTTCGCGCCTTGAGTGCCTCCTCATTGTGGGGAGCAGTCCGAATTCCTTTGAGCCCGCGCAACCGGACAAACTCGCGCCAGTCCGCGACTGACCACATCCCGTTGGAAAGCGGCTTCGGCGCACCATCCATCTTCTGCCACGCGGTGAGAGTGCGACGTGTGACGCCGAGCAGCGAGGCGAGTTCAACCAGCGTTTTCGCGTAGGCGGTGGTGTCGGTGCTGCCGGCGGCACGCGCCTCGATGCGCGCCCGTTCGGCCACGGTCAGAGGCTTCCCTGCCGCGACTTTCTTAACGACGTTCTGAAAGTCGGCATCGAGGATGCGGCACGCGAGTTCTGCGGAAATTTCCGGCTGCTCCATGCCGGGTAACCGGCTGTCAATTGGTCAGGGGCAATGATGCGCGAGAAAATTCTGGACCTTATCCAGCGGCGATTCCTCCAATCGCCTCCAAGGCCAGACGGAATTGTAGTCGATTTCCCAACGCCTCGCGACTTTCTGTGCTTCCGAGCTACCTGTGATCGTTCGTGTCTCTGTCAGTAGATTCACAACCGCACGCGGCGTCATATCGCCAGCCTCCGCTGCGTCGAGAAAATCCACGATGAATTCACGCTGGCAGAGGAGGATCATTTTCAAATGTTTTACATCGTTACGGTTTGTTTGTTCCAACGTAGCCACGTTCCCGATTTTGGCTTTCAGGAGTTTGATAGGCGCTGGCACGAGAGCAACAAAGCCATCAAGCTTGACGGGAACAACAACCTCCAAGTCTTTCGCGTTCAGGCCACGCACGGAATGCAACACATCGATCGAGCGGTGTTGGCCGGCAAGCTCGACTTCAATTTTGCCAACAACCGGACTGCGGGGCTCGGAGAGCCGCTTCGTTCCTCCCAGCCTTGCGTGCAGCGCATCCAGCAACTCGCAGGTGCCGTAAACATCCAGATCCTTGCTCGTGAATGGCTGAAATTGTGAAATTTCAGCGCCAATGCGTTGCTCGTAACGAATGGCCCAAATGTTCACGGCGTGTCCTCCGACAATGATCGGCGAGCGACCGCAAATGACCGTCTCGATTACCTCCCTGAAATCGTGGGCGGTCGTTTCTTCTGGCATCACCCTCGAAGCTTAACGCTCGTAGTGTTCACGGGCGAACTTGGCCAGATCGACGATCTCAATGCGGGCGTTTGCCGAAATCAGCGAGTTTTCCTCCTGGATTCGTTCCCGTGTTGCCAGCCCCAATGCAATGCGACGGGCATCCTCGGCACGTTCCTGCCGGTGCTCGTTTTCAATCTGTTCAAAAGTGACCGCGGTCGCACTCATCGCCTATAATGTTATAGCGATTGTATTCGCAGTCAAGCCGAGCGAACCGCAACCCACCCGGCGAAGTTCAGGTATCGCCAGAAGCAGTCCACCTCGGAGAACCCGCATTGGTGAAGAAGCTGCTCGTTCCATGCGGCAGTGACCGGGACAAGAACGCCTTCGAGCGAGAGTCGCTTGCGGTCGATCTCCTCCTGTGAATAGCCGTTCCCGCGTTTCATACCGTAGTAGAGATTGACCAACATGGCGTCGAGGTCGGCACTCGCACCCAGAACCTTCTCGACGAGAATCAAAGCGCCGCCAGGGATCAGTGCATTGAACGCCTCCCGGACGATTTTGAGCCGGTATTCAATGGGAGTGAACTGGAGAGTGAGCACCGAAAGGATTGCGCTCGCCCGATCCGGTGGAAACTGGTGGCGGAGGTCCATCTCCCGTATCGAAACCACCCCGCAGTCAATGTAGCCTTGGAAGCGTTTGCGGGCCGCCTCGAGCATTGGCTGGCTGACCTCCACGCCGACGAACCGGTTGTATGCGCCAAAACGGGTCACGAGCGGAGAGAGGGCGTCGCCACGCGAGCATCCGAGATCCACGATTGCGGTCTTCTCTCTGGCGAAGCGACTCGCAATATCGAAGACAGCATTCCGCATCACTTCATACTGAGGGATCGAGCGCCGGAGCATTTCCTCGAACACATCAGTGACCTCCGCGTTGAATTCCCATTTGTCCTGCGGCAGGACGTGATCGCGGTTCTCGGGGGCGGAAGTCTCGGGCTGATCCATGCCCGAGGCGCGTTGTCAACGATCTGGCTCTACTTCGCCACTCGCAAAGTCGAGGCGCGCTTGAGGCAGTTCCGTCGGTAACTCCCGCAACAGTCGCCGGTGATCCCTGAGCGCCTTGGCGGTCTTGCTCACCCAAACTGAAGGAATCCCAAGCGTGGCATACACGTCCCGGGTCTTCGGATTGCTCTCGATCCCGTAGTAGTCGCCCCGGCCGTATTTCGGAAAAATCTTGGTGAGCAGGATACGCCGTTTGATGGCAGGCGGTGTCCGGATCATGCCGTCGTCGAAATACGCATCCATCGGCTGCCAGCCGGTGAGTTCCTGGATCCGGGCCATCGTCGGCTCCCTCCACCGGTCGGGCCGGGCCGTGATCAGGATGACTTTATGCGGGCGGAGCATGCCCACGAGCCACTCCCGGTAAAGCTCGGTCTGCATCCGCTTGTGCATCGGCTCCGGGTGGGTGCCGAGCGGGGCGGAGTTGGAAATCAGAGTGTAGTTGAGATCGAGGAGAAAGATCACAGCTCCACCCCCAGTCGTTTCCCGAACGCGGCTTTCGCTTCGGCAACCAAGCTCATCCGAGTGCCATCGGGATATGGGAGGTCGAACTCAAACTCGATGGCCTCCCTGAGCCGTGTAACATCCACTGCCCTGGCGCTGGCACAGATCGCGGTGACGTTGTTGCTCATTTCCGCAACTTTAACAGAGCGGAAGAGGCCGATAAAGAGCGAGTGGAATTCTTTTTCGGTATGATATTTCTGCACCTTCGGTTTGTCCTGAAAATCCCCCAGCCGGATGCCCGGCTCGTAGTCGAGGCGGAAGCAGATGTTCCCGGCGTTGCTCTCGTTCATGAATGCCTTGCCCTGGACCTGCCGCCAGCCGGTTTCGGTCGCGCTGGAAGCACATGCATAGACTTTTGTGAACGGGCGGCAGGTCCAGGGCAAGGC